GTTTGGTGTAAGTCTTACCACCAAACTGAGCGATGTTGCTCGATGTGAAGCTTTTAGTTTCGCTTACCTTTACCTTCCATGCAGCTAGTATCTCACGATACCGGCTGGCTAGGAGGTCATCCAAGATGACAACATCATCACCAAGGATGTAGAATTTCTGGTCCCATTTACTGTTGTTAAGCAGTAGTAGCAGAAGACCATGTGACAATGCGAATAGTGGAAAGGAAGGTCCTAGCCCTAAGGGTTGGCCCTTTCCCCACTTCACTCGGGTTTCCCCGGGGAAGTTCCACCATCCTTTCGTCACCACTTCGTCCATCAGGTGCCTTACATCAGAATTCCGTTTTCTACCCTTAAGGATAGATTTTAGGACAATCTTCTGAAACTCCCAAGGGAAATTGTCAGTAGCTTTCGACATATCCACGGAGTGGACAGTACGATCTGAAAGTAAGGCGGCAGATATAGCACCATCTGCCCTACGTTGATCCTTGGTACAATCCCAAGGCATATGCTCCAAGACACGCTGGATAGCGCTCTTGAGAGGCTCGAGAGCCCTCTGCACCAATTGATTCGGTGCAGCATAGTAACGTAGTTTATTACCTGGTTCACATGAAATTCCAACCGTTCCCACGACTGTGGAAAAACGGGAAGCATGGAATGTGATTTCACTGCCTAATGCCTCATCAATTAACACCTTGTTGGTCCCTGTGTATAAAGGGGATCCAGCAAGATTGATGATGTCACCAGAGATCTTTTCAGCATGTCCTTCCTTACCAGGAAGTTGTGCTGTCAAAGGTACCGGTTTCCCCACTAGTTGCCGGGGAAATGGAATCCTAGAGAGCGCTGTCCGCAAGGACAGTTCTTTGAAGTGGATTCCCTTACCGTGATAGGTAAGTGGTACAGGTCTCTGCATGATTTCAGATTTTATTTCTGAAAGCAAGGCAGGAGGGACGGTGGTTCTGGAACATGATGTATAAATATTGACCAAAAACAAAACGGCCTTTAGATGTACATCTGAAGACAGGGAGATCTTTGCTAAAGATCCAAAAACACCTGCCAATGTTCCAGCATGAGTGGTAGTGAACCACTGAGGTTTATGCTCTTGTGAAAGAGCACCTAAAGCGTAGGAATGCAATAGGTAATCCCTAAAGGATTTTAACCTCACAACAGTCCAATCCGATCCACTGGATGACTGCCACCGCATTACTGTGGTGGTGAAGCTGCTTTTAAGCTTCTTTGGGAGTGGTATCGTGTCTAACAGTCTTTCAAGTTCAGAGGGAGGTATCCAGGAAAAACCTGGTTCTATACTCATGAGAATATCCATGATACTAGACTCCTTTCATATTTGAGTGGACACACGAACAGTGTGTAGAAATACCCACACTACCTAGTACTACCCAACATCTGTTAGAATGTTGGTCGGGGGGATGCATGCATTTATTAGACACATGCTGTATCCTGTACAAACCCCTTACACCGGTTGAGTAGGCCCCAAAGCTGAGCTCCATGTAACGTGGACGGTGAACGTCCATGA